CAACTAAATATAGAACAAGAGCAGATATATGGTAATGTCAATTTGAATGCTTATAGTAATAATGATCCTATATCAATCAAGCAAACTGAATTAAAAAGAATTGATATAGAGAAACAAAAACTGATTTATGAAATCCAAAAACTTAAAAAAGGGTAAAACAACAATGTTAGATAAATTAAAAGACAACCTTGCAAGTATAGCCGCTTTGATCGCTGCTGTTGTTGCAATTGGTGGTGGTTTTGTAAAGTATGGTGAGATTACTACAAAGTTATCTCAAATTGAGGCAAGTCAAGGAGTAGATTTCGCACCAATTGAAAAACAAATAGATGAACTTAAAAAAGAGATTGATAGTTTAAGTGGTTCTATTGGTAAAAATAAAAGTGCTACTAATGATGTAAATACAAAAGCACAAGTGAATGAAAAAGAAATACAACTTTTAAAACTTCAAATACAAGAAATCCAGATTAAATCTAAAAATCCGTTAGGTGGTTAATATGCCAGGAGAGAGTACGGATATAAGAGTAGAATTAGCAACTCTAAAACAAGAACTAGAGAATGTTAACTCTATTCAAGGTCGTTTAGATACTGCCATAGACAAACTTACAGATGTTTCTACATCTATTAAGTCTATGTTAGCAGTACACGAAGAAAAAATCCAAAGACAAGAACAAGTTGATGACATTATCTTTAGAAAAATCAAAGATAGAGATAGTGAAATAGATGAAATTTTTAGAGACCTACAAAGAGAAATGGATCAAGTGGAGAAAAGATTATTAAATGAGATTAGGTCTTTACGGAATGATATATCAGGGAGAGTAGGAGTCCTAGAGAAATACAGATGGATTATCCTAGGTGGATTCCTTGCTATAGGATGGATTTTATCTAAAAACTTCAAGTTTATTATGAGTATGATGTCAGGTTCTGGACTCAATTAGACCCTTGGAAAACTAGGCGAAAACCTAACTTTTTAGGTGCGAGGAAGATCGGCGACATTTTTTTGACTTCAAAAGTCGGATCAGATTACGCTTGACTTTTTTAATGAAATGTAGTATATTGAATACTGCTATGTCAAGTTATATTGATCTAAAATTTATTAATGATGTTTCGGGTAGATTAAGTCAGTTTAAGAAGAAAACTGATTATCTATTCAACTTCAGATGTCCGCATTGTGGTGATTCGAAGAAATCAAAAACAAAAGCGAGAGCATATCTTTATAGAGTAAAAAATGATATGTTCTTTAAATGTCATAATTGTGGACAAGGGCAAAACTTTGCCAACTTTTTAAAATTTGTAGACCCTACTTTATATTCACAATATATTTTAGAGAGATACAAGGGATCGGCACCTGCGACACCAACGCCAAAGTTTGATTTTAAACCAACGAAGTTTAAAGATCAGACAATACTAGATGATCTAAAATCTATATCTGATTTGTCTGAAGATCATCCTGCTAGATTATATTGTATTAAAAGAAAGATACCTAAAAAGTATTTTGATATTTTATATCTATGTAATAAGTTTATGACTTTAGTTAACAAAGTAAAACCTAATACTTACAAAGTTATTAAAGATCATCCTAGACTTATTATACCATTTTTTGATACAACTGGAAAGTTGTTTGCTTTTCAAGGTCGTGCTTTCGGTAAAGAACAACCAAAATACTTAACGATCAAAATAGATGAAAACAAACAAAAAATTTATGGTCTTGAACGAATTAACTTTACAAAGGAGGTTAAAATCGTTGAAGGTCCGATTGATAGTTTATTTATTGATAATTGTCTTGCTGCTGCTGGGGCAGATTTATTTTTAAATAATAAAATTTCTAATGAAAAAGTTACATACATATTTGATAACGAACCTAGAAATAAAGAGATTATAAAAAGAATGTATGATGTGATTGAAAAAGATTTTAATATAGTTATATGGCCAGATGACATACAACTTAAAGATGTAAATGAAATGATTATGAATGGTTATACAATTTCTGAAATTAAAAATATTATATATAAAAATACTTACAATAAATTATCGGCACTAACAAAATTAAGTTACTGGAAAAAGGTTTAACGGAGGATTATGGTACAAGATGTTATTAATGTAGTGAAAAGAGGTGACCGTGGAAGAGAACCTTTAAATATTGACAAGATACACGATATGGTGGAGTATGCCGTTGAAGATATAAAAGGTGTATCATCATCACAAGTTGAAATGCAAAGTGGTCTACAATTTTATGATGGAATGACCACAGACGAAATCCAACAAATTTTAATTAAGTCCGCCGCTGATTTAATTTCTTTAGAAAATCCAAATTATCAATATGTTGCCGCTAGACTATTACTTTATAGTTTAAGAAAACAAGTCATAGATAAACTTTGGGATCATCCACACATATACGATCACACTAAAAAATGTATTGAGAAAGGTGTTTACGATCCTGAAATATTAAATTTATATGATAGAAAAGATTTTGATAGAATGGAGAATTGGATTAATCACAATAGAGATTATGATTTCACTTATGCAGGATTAAGACAAGTCATTGACAAGTATCTAGTACAAGATAGATCAAGTGGTGAAGTTTTTGAAACACCACAATTTATGTATATGATGATTTCTGCTACCTTATTTTCAAAATATCCAAAGAACAAAAGAATGTCATATGTTAAAAAATATTATGACGCAATATCATCATTTAAAATAAACATACCAACACCTGTAATGGCAGGTGTAAGAACTCCTATTAAACAATATGCAAGTTGTGTATTAGTTGATGTTGATGATACTTTACCAAGTATCTTTTCAAGTGATATGGCAATTGGTAGATATGTTGCTCAAAGGGCAGGTATTGGTATTAATGCAGGTCGTATTAGAGGTATCAATAGTAGAATAAGAGGTGGTGAAGTACAACACACAGGTGTTATACCGTTTCTTAAAAAGTTTGAGGCAACCGTTAAGTGTTGTACACAAAACGGTGTAAGAGGTGGTTCTGCTACCGTACACTTTCCTATTTGGCACCAAGAGATAGAAGATATTATAGTTTTAAAAAACAATAAAGGTAGTGAAGATAATAGAGTTAGAAAATTAGATTACTCTATTCAATTATCAAAATTATTTTATGAAAGATTTATTAACGAAGAAGATATAACATTATTCTCACCACACGAAGTACCTGAACTATATGAGGCGTGGGGTACACCAGAGTTTGATGATTTATATTTAAAAGCAGAAAGAAAATTATCAGTAACTAAAAAGAAAGTTTCAGCACAAGAATTATTTTTTGACATATTAAAAGAAAGAGCAGAAACAGGTCGTATATACATTATGAATATAGATCATTGTAATACACACTCCTCTTTTAAAGATAGAATCTATATGTCAAACTTATGCCAAGAAATTACCCTCCCTACTGATCCCATACAACACATTGATAAAGAAGGTGAAATAGCACTATGTATTTTATCTGCTATCAATGTGGGATTAATAGACAAAAGAGATGAATTAGAAAGTTTATGTGATTTAGCAGTAAGGTCTTTAGATGAAATAATAGATCATCAAAAATATCCAGTTAAAGCAGCAGAAATTTCTACAAAGAAAAGAAGAAGTTTAGGTGTAGGTTATATAGGACTTGCACATTATCTTGCTAAAAAAGGATACAAGTATGAACATAAACTTGCTTGGAGACAAGTAGATAAATTAACCGAGGCATTTCAATATTTCTTATTAAAAGCAAGTAAAGAAGTTGCACAAGAAAAAGGTGAATGCGAATACTTTAAACGGACAAAATATTCAGATGGTGTTCTTCCAATTGACACTTATAAAAAAGAAGTTGATGAACTAGTTAACAATCGGCAATATACTTACGATTGGGAATGGTTAAGGAAAGAAATTAAAATACACGGCCTACGACATAGCACACTCTCGGCACAAATGCCATCAGAATCCTCTAGTGTGGTATCAAATGCTACAAACGGCATTGAACCACCTAGAGATTATTTAAGTATTAAGAAAAGTAAAAAAGGTCCTTTGAAACAAATTGTTCCTGATTACAAAAGATTAAAAAATAATTATAGTTTGTTATGGGATATGAAAGAAAATGAAGGATATATAAATATCGTTGCGATTATACAAAAATATTTTGACCAGGCAATTAGTGGAAACTGGTCTTACAATCCTGAAAATTATGAAGACAATCAAGTGCCTGTATCAGTAATGGCACAAGATTTATTGACAACCTATAAACTAGGTTGGAAGACTTCTTATTATCAAAATACTTATGATAGTAAGAAAGATTATGATGAACCAGTACATCCAGTTGGATGGAAAGATGATGTAGAAGAAACTATATTAGATGAAAACAAAGGTAAAGAGGAACAAGAGGATTGCGAATCCTGTACAATATAAATGAAATCAGTTTTTAATAAAACACAAGGAATAGATACAACAAAACAGAAAATGTTTTTTGGTCCTGATTTAGCAGTACAAAGATATGATAGTATGAAGTATCCTATTTTTGATAAGTTAACTCAACAACAACTTGGTTATTTTTGGAGACCTGAAGAAGTATCTTTACAAAAAGATAGAAACGATTACCTAGATTTAAGAGAAGAACAAAAATTTATATTTACATCTAACTTAAAATATCAAACTATGTTAGATAGTGTACAAGGTAGAGGTCCTGCATTAGCATTTTTACCTTTCTGTTCATTACCAGAATTAGAAAGTGCTATTATTACTTGGGACTTTATGGAAACAATTCATAGTAGAAGTTATACTTACATTATTAAAAACTTATATTCAGACCCTAGTGATGTATTTGATACAATTATTAAAGATGAAAAGATTAAACAAAGAGCAATGTCTGTAACTCAAACCTATGACGACTTAATTGAAATGGGATATAAATGGGCAATAGATAAAAAAGTTGACTTATATGAATTGAAGAAAAGATTATATCTTGCAATGATAACGGTAAATATATTAGAAGGTTTAAGATTCTATGTATCGTTTGCTTGTTCATTTGCTTTTGGTGAGTTAAAGAAACTAGAAGGTTCTGCTAAGATTATATCTTTTATTGCTAGGGACGAAAGTCAACATTTAGCAATGTCGCAAAGAATAATTAATAATTGGAAAGATAATGAAAAAGATTCAGACTTTACAAAAATTATTAAAGAAACAGATAAAGAAGTTTATAAAATGTATGATGAGGCAGTACAAGAGGAGAAGCGTTGGGCAAGTTATCTGTTTTCAAAAGGTTCTATGATAGGTTTATCAGAAAAACTTTTACATAAATTCGTAGAGTATATGGCAAATAGAAGAATGAGAGCAATACAATTGACGCCTGCTTACGATCAAAAGACTAACCCTTTACCGTGGGTAGATCATTGGTTGAATAGTAAAGGAACACAGAATGCACCACAAGAAACAGAAATAGAATCCTATGTGATTGGTGGCATAAAACAAGATGTTAAAAAGGATCAATTTAAAAAGTTTAAACTATAATGGAAAAAGTAGAAAAGCATTGTTCTAATTGCAACACTAAATATAGCGTAAGTTGGGATGAAGAAAAGAACGAGGGACAACAACCTTGGACTTGTCCATTTTGCGGATATGAAGTAGATGATGAGGAAGATTTTGATAGAGAAGTGCCAGATGAAGCAGAACACGATAGTTGGAATTGATTATAGTTTGACCAGTCCTTGTGTCTGTATTAATGATGGAAAAGATATTATGTTTTATTATTTAACAAAAAAGAAAAAACACCTAGGCAAAATTGCCAAAAATATTATTGGTGAAGAACACCAAGAATACAATACACCCATAGAAAGATTTTCTAATATATCTAATTGGGCAATCAACAAATTTAATATACTTGGACATAATATAAAAGTATTCATAGAAGGATACTCTTATGGTTCTAAAGGTCAAGCACTATTTCAAATTGCCGAGAATTGTGGCATACTCAAATACAAATTACAAGAACGAAACATACCTTACGATATAATTGTACCTAGTGTTGTTAAGAAATTTGCAACAGGTAAAGGTAATGCTGATAAAGATATGATGTATAAAGCATTTAATAAAGAAACTAAAATTGATTTGAAAAAATTATTTGATACTGATAAAGTAAGTAACCCTATATCAGATATTGCAGATAGTTATTTTATACAAAAGGTTGGATATGAAAATAGCAATAGTAACTAGTCT